CAGCGACCCCGCGTGGCAGGGTGTCTTCGTCTCTCTCCGACGCGACACCGCCCGGCGGCTGCGCCCCGCTCTCTACCGCGCCTACGCCGACGCGGTCAGGGCGGTTCGGCTCCCGGTGGTTCGAGCTGCCGTCACCGCCTACGCCGACGTACAGGCCCCGCTCGCCGCCAAGGCCTTCGCGCAGTCGCTGAGTGGCGACACCGCGGCCGCCTTCGCCGAGGCCCTGGTCCGCGCGGGGGTGAGCGTGGCGCCGGCCACGACCGCACGCGCCACCCTCGGCGCCACGGCCAAGCAGGCGGCGCGCATCGCGCAGTGGGCCGAGCGTGCCCGCGCCGTGGGGCTGACCAAGCGAGCCATCGCCGAGGGGGTGGCGCGGCAGACGGCGGTGGCGATCCGGATCCGCGCTCGAAGCGCCGCGGACCGAGCCATCGCCGAGGCGATCAACCGAGCTCGCGCCGATGCGTGGCAGGCACAGATCGACGCCGGGAAGCTGCCGGCCACGATGCGCAAGCGGTGGGTGACGCAGGGCGACCAGAACGTCCGGCCGACGCACAGCGCTCAGGGTCGAGCGGGGGCGATCCCGTGGAACCAGCCCTACGCGATCATGGGGGTGATGCACCCGCCGTCGGATGATCCTGGGTGCCGCTGCTACGAGGAGCCGGTGGTCAGAGGTCGGGAGCTGGGGCGGGCTCAGCCGCGGGTGCCTGCTCCTCGGACTCTGGTGCGGTGAGATTGGCCAGCACGTACTCTAGGTCGCCAGCGCAGATCGCAGCTAGCGCAGCGTCCGACCGGGCCTTCGTGGGCCTCTTCACCACGACGAAAACCATGTCTCCGTCGACGATGCTGAGTTCCTGCTTGAGCGGCTCGCTCAGGCGGATTACCCCGCCGGGCTCGACCATTATCCACTCTCCATCAGTCATGCTGCCACCTCCCTTTTCAGCTTCTCCACATCCTCCGCCTTGATCCGCCACTGCCCGCCCACGCGGTAGGCGGCCAGCTTCCCGTTCCGAATCAACCGCCTCACGGTATCGGGGTGGCAGCGGAACTCCGCCGCCAGCTCCTTCGGGGTCACTGTGTCTTCCATGGCATCGAATGGTACAGCGGCACACTGCGGGGCACTTAGTTGAATCAATTCGCGGCGCGACACACTGCACGCGCAGACGTGCGCCCACCCCTCCTCTCCCATGCGGTAAAAGTTCAGCGGCGACCATCGCCGAAAGGAGGGCGGAAGCCCAGATGCCTTGGAAAACGACAGACGACGGACAGATCGCCACGGTGGAAGCCGATGGCGCTCACCATCCCGTGTGGCTGAAGGATGACGGCTCGGAAGAGCCCTACGACCCGGGCCACGCGGAGACGACCATCGTCAGGCTCAACAGCGAGAATGCAAATCGCCGTCGAGCGGCAGAAAAGGCAGAGATCGAGCTGAAGTCTTGGCGTGCTCTCGAAACCGAGCCGGACAAGGTTCGGGAGCTCTTGGAATCGGCATCAAGCAAGTCCGGCGGTGGCGGGAAGAGCGACCACAAGGACCTCGACCGCGTGAAAGAGCAGGTCGCAGCCGAATACCAGAAGCGCCTGGACGCCCTCGGCAAGGAGCTGGAGGCGACGAAGGAGCGGATGTCCTCGGCGTCGATCGGCGGCAAGTTCGCCGCGTCGGCATGGTTCTCCGGCGAGAAGCCGAAGACCATCCTCCCTCCGGACATCGCACAGACCTACTTCGGCCGTCACTTCCGGGTCGAGGAAGACGGAACGGTCGCCGGGTATCTCGACCCCGGCACCTTCGAGCAGCGGATCACCATCGAGAAGGGAAAGCGCATCGGAGAGCCGGCAGGTTTCGACGAAGCTGTCGAGATCCTGATCGACCGGCGTGCAGACAAGGACCGGCTACTCGCCGCGTCCGGGGTCAGCGGAAGCGGAGCCCCGTCCAACGGTCACAAGACGACCACCACAACCCAGGACGTGTCGAAGCTTCCGCCGAGCAAGAGGCTCGAGATCGCCTTCAAACAAGGCGCCGCGGCCCGCTAACACGTCTCTACAGGAGACATCATGCCGCTGACGCTGGTAGAGGCCGCGAAGATCAACTCCGGCGAGATCCTGCTCTCGACCATCATGGAGGAGTTCGCGCGGCAGAGCGACATTCTGCGCGTCCTGCCGATCCAGGACATCGAGGGCAATGCCCTCAAGTACAACCGGGAGCAGGCGCTTCCCGGCATCGGGTTCCGCGGGGTCAACGAGGCATACACCGAATCGGTCGGCGTCCTCAACCCCATCATGGAGCCACTCGTGATCGCCGGCGGCGACCTCGACGTCGACCGCTTCATCGTCCAGACCATGGGCGAGGGTCAGCGCGCCACCCACACCCTGATGAAGGTCAAGGCGCTGGCCCTGGCGTGGACGCTCAAGTTCATCAAGGGCGACTCGACCTCCGACCCCAAGGAGTTCGACGGCCTTCAGGTTCGGCTCGTGGGTGGCCAGCTCGTCAGCAACAGCGCCGGCACCGGCGCCGCGCTTTCGCTGGTCAACCTCGACGCCCTGATCGACGCCGTGCAGTCGCCGACCCACCTGCTGATGAACAAAACGATGCGCCGGCGCCTGACCGCGGCCAGCCGTCTCTCGACCGTCGGCGGGTTCATCAACTACAGCCAGGACGAACTCGGACGGCAGGTCACCCAGTACGGCGAGCTGCCGATCCTGATCGCGGATGAGGATCACACCAGCTCGCAGATCCTGCCCTTCACCGAAGCGGCCGCCGGCGGAGGCACGGCCTCAACCTCGATCTACTGCGTCAGCGTCGCCGACAACGGCGTGACCGGCATTCAGAACGGCCAGATGGACGTTCGCGACCTCGGCGAGCTTCAGGCTCAGCCCGTCTTCCGGACACGTGTCGAGTGGTACTCCGGCATGGCGATCTTCCAGAGCAAGTCCGCCGCCCGCCTCTGGGGCATCACCGACGCGGCCGTGGTCGCGTAAGGAGACAGCGCAATGGCACGGTTCCACTACACGTTCGATTCCGACCTGGAACTCAAGGACGCCGGCCTCATCGCGGCGTCGGCAGCGGCGACCGTTGGCGGCGTGGCGAAGGTGCTCGACCTCGGCGATGGCCTGGTCGAGGGGAACATCGTCGTCGACGTCTCCGCCCTGGAGATCGCCGACAACGACGAGATCTACGAGATCGTTCCGCAGCTCACCAACACGGCGGCCTTCGCAACCGCGACGGCCATCCAGGACGGACCCCTGCTCAACCTGTCGGCCAAGGAGGTCAAGCGCACCGACTCCGACAAGGACGACGCAGTGGGTCGCTACATCATCCCGTTCCGCAACGAGGTGGACGGCACGCTGTACCGCCACCTGCGCATCTACACCTTCGTCGACGGGACCGTCGGGACCGGGATCAACTACTCGGCCTACCTGGCGAAGGACTGAGGCATGGCAATCGGTAGCGTCACCGGGTTCGAGCCCGGAACCAACACCAAGAAGTTCATCGACTACGACCTCGGTGACATGGCGCTTCAGGAGCCGTCGGCGGTGGCGATCACCGGCGGCTCCGTCACCGGGACAGATCTCGCGCCGTCGATCCAGGCGATCACCGAAGCCGGCGCCATCGACCTCGGCGCCGGGCACGTCTCGATCACCGGCCCGGCTACCAGCACCTACGCCGTCACGCTGGCGGTGCCGACGCGGCCTGGCGTGGTCAAGGTCATCGAGATGATTGCGACCACCTCCACCAACGCCGTGACCCTGGCGCTCACCAACGTCGTCGGCGGTTCTGCGGCGTCGAGCGCCAGCTTCAACGCCGCCGGCGAGATCCTGACGCTCATCTCCGGGACGCTGAAGTGGATCGTTCTTGACGAGCTGGGCGTCACCCTGAGCTAGGAGGTCTTGATGGCGGAAACCGTCGTTGACTTGACGTCCGGCACCATACGACCGATCACGCAGGACGATCAGCCCCGCCCCCGCTCCGGGAGGCTTCCAGTCGACGCCAGCGGGCGGGTACGGGTGTGGCAGATCGAGGGTCAGCGCTGGTTGATCCTCCATCCGGTCGACGCCCGCGAGCAACTGCTACGCGGCATCGTGGCGATGGAAGAGCAGGAAACCCACAGCCCCGAGGCTGCCACCCAGGAGGTCACAGCAAGCCTGCTGCCGAGCGTCCACCTAGAGACCATGACGGTCAAGGAGATGGAGGCTTACGTCGTCGAGCACAGCCTGGGGGTCGACCTGTCGAAGTACCGCCTCAAGGAGGAGAAGGTCAAGGCGCTGCGCGAAGCCGTCGGCGGATACGCACCTCCACTTCCTGAAGGCGAGTAGGTAGGCGGATCCGTGGCGCTGATCCACGAGGACGGCACGGGCAAGTCCGACGCTGAGTCGCTGGGCTCGGTGGCTGCCGCCGACGCCTACTGGACTACCCACGGGTCGCCGGCCTCGTGGACCGATTCCACGGTGCCCGAGAAAGAGGCGGCGCTGCGGATCGGCACCGACTGGGTCGCGCTGCGCTGGCAGTGGCGTGGCGCGATCCTCCTGCAGGAGCAAGCGCTCCCCTTCCCGCGAGTCGGCGGCATCGACGATGACGGCCGCCTGATCCCCAGCGATTCCGTCCCCCTCCGCGTGCAAGCCGCGGTGTTCGTCATGGCCAACCATCACCGCGTCTCGCCTCTGACCGAGGCTCAGGACGGCGGGCTCGATGCGTTGAAGGTCGGCCCGATCGCCCTGGACTTCTCAAGCGCCGCCGGCGCCGTTACCGACTATCCGGAAGTGCGGGCGCTGGTCCGCTCCTACATCGTGCCGGAAAACAGGCTGGTCCGGGCGTGACCCTCGCCGACCGCATCGTCCCCAAACAGGCCGCGAAGGCGATCGCCAAGCACGGGATGCTGGCGGAGTTGCACTCTGTGCGGGAGAACCTTACCGCCACCGGGATCAAGATCACGCCGACAGAAGACGAGAGGGTCTATATCAAGTCTACCAAGACCGAAGAGCTGATGTCCGTGGCCTACCTGCCGGCGCTGGATGCCGCGTTCGTCGCGGCCGGTCTGCCGGAGCCGCGGCCCGGGGACATCCTGGCTGTGACGTCCGCGGGGCAGTCGATCGCAGGAAACAGCGGAGTGGTTCTCGGCGAGGGAACGGGGGCCATCAGGACCGGGGAGGCGGTGGCGCTGTACAAGCTGGCTTGGCGGGGGTAGTTACGCCGGACACCTTCCTTCGCTTGAGGTACTGGTGCCCGAGCTTTCCCCGAACCATCTTCGCCCTCTCGCCCTCCGGCACGCCTTGGACCGCCAGCGACGCATGTTCCAGGCTCCGCGCCGCCAGATCAGGGTTCGCGCGCTCGCTTCCCGTCTCGATCGGTGCGAAGTAAGACCAAGTGCTCCGACGGTCCGCGTCGGCACAGGCTCGCAAGCAGTCCTTGCAGCCGACGACGTACTCCCCGCGTTCGTCTACTCGGACCGTCAGGGCATAGCTCCCGCACTCCGGGCAGCAGCCCTCCTGGTCTAACGGGGAGAACGGGGCGCGCGGGAGATTGAGGTCAAGCTTCATCGCGGCTCCTCCTTTGCAAGCTTGGATTGTGGCGGGTCCACTTCGAGATCCACCGTAAAGGTCGCGTGACAGTTCGGGCACGGAACCCCGCTCCAACTGGCGGTGGTCGCTCCGCGCACAGGCGCCGCTCCGACGAATACAACCTTGACGCCACAGCCGGGGCACCGGAACGACCCTGATACCGGAACGTCGGCGCCGCCCGGACCAGTCGGCACGGACCGGGACCCGCCGCCGTCTGGATCTGGGGATTCTCGGAAAAGTGGCTCTTTGACGTATCCCATCTTCATCGCGCCCTCTGCTTCGCCCGCTCGATCGCCGCCACAGCATCCTCCCGCCTGATCCGGTACTCCCGCAGCGGCCTGGTGGCCGGCACTTCGCCGACCTCGATCAGCGCGTAGACGGTCCGCTTGCCGACGCCGAGCGTGCGGGCGAGCTGGCCGGCGGTCACGAACTCTACGCCTTCGGGCAACGTGGGCATGGCGTGATTCTAGACGCGTTCGGACCACTCGGCAAGTTTACCGCATTTGTGCATCCCGGGGTTTTCCTCGTCTCCCCGCCGCGCTACAACCCCGGCAGGGGATGAACATCAACGCTCAATCTTGCGGGTCAGGGTCGCGCGGGGTGGTCTCCATCCCTCGGCTGCCTTTCTCGCCCGCCGAGCTGGGGAGAGACCGCGCGCCCCGCCGGCCCCGCAGGTAGCTCATGGCCAAGATTGCTGATGAACTGATCGCCGAGGTCACGAAGCAGTACCTCGACTTCCGGGGTGGTCGAGTCGCGGCCACCTTCCTCGACGTCGCCAACTCTTTGGCCCCCGTCAAAGAGGGCGCGCTCAAGGCCGGGATCCAGGCGTTCAGCGGCTCGCCTCCTGAGGCGTACACACCCGAACAGGCACCCGCTCGAGACACCCGCGCCGGTACGCCCGCCCCCGCGGCGGTGAAGGCCGCAGCGCTCAAGCTGTCGCACGAGGCGGGGCTGAAGAAGACGTACGGGTTCGCCTCTGCCGCCAGCTACAGCTCCTTCCAGGCCGAGGGGACGGCGACGATCACGGCTCGGCCGTACTGGCAGGCGGCGCTCGCGGCCGCCGGTACGGTGACGGCAGGACCCTCGGCGCCGGCAGGCGGCGGACGGCAACGCGACTCGCGCGGGAGGTTCCTCTGAGCCTCTACCACGAGGCCGTGCTCGACCTCCGCGCGCTGGCTACGGCGGTGATCCCGCTGCCGGCCGTCCGCATCGACTGGACGGCGTTCGGCGCCGCCGGCATCGACAAGCCCGGTCCGTCGGTGCTCAACCCAGCGGACGGCGTGTGGGCGCGCGTGGTGCTGGCGGGCGAGGCGCCGAGCGGCGAGGGCGGGTGGAGCTGGGCCGAGAAGATCGGGACGATGGTGATTGAGCTGCGCTCGGAATCGCCGGCCGACCAGGACCTCAGCGGGCTGGCCGTCATGGCCGGCGAGATCGAGAACGATCTGAAGCGCGCCGAGGTGGGCACCATCGGATTCGAGTCGGCGTGGACCGTCGCTGTCGACACCCAGCAGTCCCGCCAGCAGATCAACGTCCTCGCCCTCTACCGCCGCATCGAGTACGACGCGGAGACCAATACCAGGGAGCCTCTGGCCGTGAACTACACCATCCCCGGACACAGCCTCTCGGTGATGCAACTGGTCCGCCCCACCGGATCCGGAGCCTTCGCGCTGGCGTTGGCGGACGTTCCCGCCAACTGTGCTCAAGCGCTGATCGTGTCGGTAGTCGGCGACCGCGTCTCCATGCGCCACCGCGGTCCGGTGCGAATCACCCACGGGCTCGGCGCCAGCGGCGACGTCTACACGTCGCAGGCGGTAGCCGGCGCTCCGACCGTCACCACCCCCGGAGCCGGCGTAGCGCAGCGCGTTGGCGTGATCGTCTCGACCACCGAGCTGCTGCTCACCTTCGATCAACCAGAAGTCCAGTAGGAGACCGAAATGCCCGAGATCGTTCTGTTCAACGGCCACCCCGGGGCGCTCCGCCTCGAGTGTGACCTGCCCGAGCTGAGGCGCATCGACGCGCTGATCGTTCGGGGCGACAAGAAAGGACCGCACACCCGCTCCGAGGTGGCGGAGGTCGAGCACCTCGCCAAGCACCCCAGCCACCTGAAAGACGCCGAGCGCGCTGCCAAGCCCGCGGCGGTCGAGCCGGTGAAGACCGCCAAGAAGGCGGAGAAAGAGGATAACCGCTGATGCGCGCCGAGCACACCACCATCGGGGTAGCGACCGAGTCCGCCTACGGCACGTGGCCGACCGCCGACAAGCAGCTCCTGCTGGTCAAGGACGCCACCCCGACGTACGACCGCAACTATCAGGCGCCGGCGTTCTGGTCGGGCGACCCCAACTCCTACCCGAGCGAGTTCCTGGATGAGGGCGGCAACCTGTCCCTGCCGTCCGACCTCGTCTATGAGAACTACCTCCCCCTCTACGAATCGCTGATGGGCGCGGCTCGCGGTGCGGCAAAGTCGGAGGTCGACGTCGACATCGACGCCACCTCCGGCGTGCTCACCACGGCGGGGGCGGCAGACTTCTCTGGGTTCCAGGTCGGCGACATGCTGTTTCTCGACGGCGCCGGCATCGCGCCGAACGTTGCCGAGTGGTACGGCCCGGTGTTGACGAAGAGCGCTACCGCCCTGACGCTAGCGGCCGGCACGACGCAGCTCGCCGACTTCGCGGCCGGCGGTCAGGTGCGCATCCGCTCGCGCCGCCTGATCCCCGGCAATACCGACATTTCGCTGGCCTGGGAGATGCAGCTTCTGAGGCTCACCAACAGATTCATCATCGGCGAGGGCTATGGCGTCGGCCAGATCGAGTGGAACATCCAGAAGGGCAACTTCCTGGGCGAGGTGGCCACCCTCATGGGGCAGGAGTTCAGCCCCGCCGCCGCGACCGCTGCAACCGGCACGATCGCCGCCAAGACCACCGACCCGATGCGCCCCGCTCAGGGTGGGGTCGGCCGGATCTATCTCGCGGACGGCACCGTCGCGATCGGCGCCCCACTCGCGGCGACCGTCGTGGTGAGCGAGTACACCCAGCGGTGGACGCACAATCAGGAGGGCATCAAGGGCCTCCCCACCGACGGCCCGCAAGCGCTCGACCGTGGCAACTGGGATGGCTCGCAGTTCACCGCCCGGGTGCGCCTCGACGACACCGCCTGGGCGCTCCTGGTGAACCCCGTCAAGAACAACACCACCATGCAGGCGGGCATCTCGGTCAAGGACAAGCAGGGGAATCGGATGTTCTTCTTCCACCCCGCTTGTAGGCCGCAGGGAGACATCGAGTTCGGCACCCGCGGCACGACCGTCTTCCATCCCCTGACGTTCCCGATCCACGACCCGGTCAAGGACGGGACCAGCATCTACAACGCCGCCGGATTCGGCTACCAGCATGCGATGTTCTTCGTGCCGGTCGAGGCGCTGCCGTAATGAGCACAGAAACCAACGGCGCTCCCGCGACTACCGAGGGAGCGACCATTACGGTCAACCTGCCGAAGGGCGTGGATGCCAGGGAAGCCGCGCGCCGGGCAGTGAAGGCCGGCGCCGCGCTGGTCCTCGAGAAGGACATCCCCGTTCCCGCCAACGTCGCCGAGCTGTTCCGCATGGAGGAGGAAGGGTGGCCGTCGGTGCTGGCCTTCCCCTCCCCCGCTGGCCCGGTGGCGTTCCGCCTCCTGATCAGCAACAGCCTGCAAGTCCGGGAGGAGATGCAGAAGGCCGCCGAGCAGCACAGCCGCGACTACACCGCTTGGTACGAGTCGCTGAAGGCCAAGCAAGAGGAGCTGAATGCCGCCAAGGAAGAGTACGACGCTGCCGAGGACAAGGACGAATCCAACGCCCGGGTCAAGGCCCTGCTCGAGGAGTCGGTCGACCTCCTGAGGGACGGCCAGTGCGTCGCCGAGGCCGACTACGAACGCGTGTTCGATACCGGCGTCATCACCGGATGGAAAGAGGAAGAGATCGGCCTACCCTTCACCCGCGAGAACTTCATCTCCCTCGCCACCCGCTCCGGCGGTGCCCTGGTGCAGGGTGTCCGCGCCCGCTTCCGGCAGCTCGTGCAACCCAGGCTGGAGGTCCTGGACAGCGAGGGGGAAGCCTCATCGCCCGAGCAGGATGGTACGGCCAGCTCGGGCGCCTGAAGGAAAGCGATCGGGAGACGGAGTATGAGCTATTCCTAGAGGGGGCAACCGATACCCTCTTCGGACGGGAGCCGAGTCCGCGGCCGATCCTCTCGTTTCTCGAGGATGAGTTCTGGGACATCGATCGCGACGTCAACGGCGGACTCTCTCGCATGTGCATCGATCATGCCCTGTCTCAGCGCGCCGAACGCTGGCCGGAGTTGGGCCACCCCGCGGCGATGAGGATCTGCCGCAGCATCCTCCGGCAGATGAACATCAAGTACAGGGAAGAGAAGCGGGCCGATGTCGCAACTGATCGTTGAGGTCGTCGACAAGGGCTCGGTCGACAAGATCAAGGCGAAGCTGCGCGAGCTGGGAGTCGCCGAGGATCAGGTCACGACCAAGGCCGGTGGGATGGGTGCCGGCTTCGCGAGCATGGCTCCGATTGCTGTCGGGGCGGCGGCCGTTGCCGCGGCGGCCGTGGCCGGGATCACGGTAGCGATCAAGGCTTTCAATCAGGTAGTCGACTTTTCCAAGCGGGCGCTGTCGGAGTGGAACCTCCAGGCCGGAGCCATTGCGCAGGTCGAGTCCGCACTCAAGAGCACCGGCGGCACGGCGGGCTTCACCTCCCGGGAGCTTCAGGCGCTGGCCTCCAGCCTGCAAAAGACGACGGCGTTTGCAGACGACGCCACCCTGTCGATGCAGTCGGTGCTGCTCACTTTCACCAGCATCCGAGGAGAGATCTACGCACGCACCGTGCCCGCCATCCTCGACGTGGCGACGCGCATGGGCACCGACCTCAACTCGGCGGCGCTCCAGGTCGGCAAGGCCCTCAACGACCCGGTCAAGAACCTCGGCGCCCTGGGACGGGCCGGCATCCAGTTCTCGGTCGATCAAGAGAAAGCCATCAAGACGCTGGTCGAGACGGGGCGGCTGGCCGAGGCACAGGGCATCATCCTCGGCGAGCTGGAAACGCAGTTCGGCGGCGCCGCAGAGGCCGCGCGCTTGGCTGGCGAGGGGCCTTTCCTGGCCCTCAAGAACGCGACGGGTGATCTGTACGAGGCGTTCGGGCAGGGGCTGAGCCCGGCGGTCAACGAAGTCATCGGGCGGCTGACCGAGCTGGCCGAAGACGAGGAGACTGCCGAGATGCTGCGCGACGCTGGGGCAGCGGTCGGCGAGTTGGTCGAGTTCGTCGGCGGGTTGACCGATGAGCTGAGCACCGCCCTGCCGGTGGTGATCGAGTTCGCCGGCGACGGCATCGACCTGCTGCGCGCCACTGCCATCGTGGCGGGCGAGAGAGTTGACGCCCTGTCCGGTTTCATTATCGAGATGGGCGAGGTAGCCGACGCCGCACTCGGCCCGCTAGACGAAATCGTGGCGTCGCTGGTCAAGCTGGTGGGGCTTGGCGAGCCCAAAACCCTACTGAAGCTGATTCAGACTCTGGCCCCGCTGGGTGGCGTGCTCGGCATGGTTGCCGCTCATGCCGCCACGACCGGCGCAGAGGTGGGCGAACTGGCAACCACGCTGGGGATCGCCGCAGAGAACGAGAAGGCGTGGCGAGAGGAGCTGGAGGGCACCGGAAAGACGCTGCCCGAGCTGGAGCGCGAGCTCGCCGAGCTGGAAGGCACCCTGGAAAGGACCGTGGGCACCACCCACGATGCAGCCGCCGCCAAGAAGGCCGCCGCCGAGGCCGCCCGCGAGTACAAGGACAGGGTGCGGGAGCTGCTCTCGGAATCCAAGGAGTATCGCGAAGAGCTGGAAGGGATTGTCGAGGAACTGGAGTTGGAGGTCAACCTCCGAAGGGTGCTCCACCAGCTGGGCGGCGAGGTCGACCTTTCAAGGATTGAGCCGCCGCCATCGACGATTCCAGAGCACGAGCCGTGGGTTACCGAAGATCTGATCACGGAGCAGGAGGAGATCCAGCGGGAAGCCGAGCGGGTGTCCGTCGAGTTTGAGTTCCTGCTAGCCCGCGCTTTCGATGACATGTCCGTGGGCGATCTGGCGGGTTCCTTTGCCAGTCTCGGCGAAGCCATCGGCGTCAAGATGGGCGCTGGTTTGAATGAAGCGTTGGAGGCTGCGCTATCCGCCCTGGGGTCGATGATTGGAAGTGTTTTTGACAGCCTGATCAACGACACGGAGATCTCGGCCGAGAGTTGGATCGGCTCCATGGGCACTATCATTGGTTCCATCTGGGGGCCTTATGGTGCGGCGATAGGCGGTGCCCTAGGTGGCGCTCTCGGCGGGTGGATCGACTCTGGCAGCGCGGATGCCGTCACCGGGCAGACAGAGTTCCAGGTCGGAGGAACGCAGCTCGGCATCAACGCTCTAGAGGGTAGCGTCAAAGCGATCAATGAGGCGTTCTCCCGGATCGAGGAGCTGGTCTCCGGGACGATCGAGAGCACCGAAAAGATAGAGATCAAGACCCGCGCAAACGGCGAGGTCTGGCTGCGTATCGGCGAGATCATGAACGTTCAGGTCGACAGCGTGGCGGAAGCGCTCGACCTGGCAACGACGTGGCTGCTCAAGACCGCCGAGTTCAGCGGCGTTCCAGAACAGGTGCTTCAAGCGCTGGCGCATACGTCGGCCACGACCATCGAAGAGCTGACCCGCGATCTTGCCTTGGCAATGGATATCGCCCGTCTCGACATGGGGCCAGTGCGCGCCTTCTTCATGGACCTGTTCGACAAGGTTTCGAGGGAGATCGAGCGGGCCATCGAGTTGGGTATCGACCCCGACCCCCTGATCAAGAAGGCTGGCGATGATCTACTGGAGGCGCTGCGCAACGCGACCACGCCGGAGGAACATCAGCAGCTGGCTGACGAAATCGCCAACCAGCGCGCCCAGCTCGAGGCGGCGCTGGCCGCCGCCCAGGCCGAGCTGGTGCGAGTGCAGGGGCTGATCCAGCGCTACCTGGAAGGTACAACCCGCCTGCCGCAGGCCGTGATCGACACCCTGATGCGGCAGGCGCAGGACATCGCTGCGCAGATCGCCGGGATCGAGGCGCAGCTCGGGCTGCTGCCGACCGACATCCCGGCCTTCAGCGGGGGTGGAGGCGGTGGCCGTCGTGGTCGCCGCGAGCAGCAGGAGCGCACTAGAGAGGGTCTGCGCGACCAGGTCGAAGGGCTGGAGCGCGGCGTGCTCGACCCGTTCCAGGAGGAACTGCTCTCCCTCGGCGACATCATCCCAGACCTCACCGCCGAGCTGAACGACGGCAAGCTGTCGGCCGCCGAGTACGCCGACCTCCTCGCCCGCGCGACTGCCGCCGTCGACGCCATGGGTCAGGCGCTGGTTGACGACCTGATCGGCCGCATCGACGCTCTGGCACCGTCGGCCGGGGCGCTGACGGACTCGCTGGCCGCGATCGACGACCAGGTGGCCACCCTCGCCGCCGAGCTGGCGATGCTGGGCGAGGCCGGGCTGATGAGCGCGGACGCCATCGCCGAGGCAAGCGCTGCCCTGGAGGCGAACGCCGAGGCCGCCCGCTTCGCACAGGTCGAGCAGCGCGCCCAGGACGTCCTGCTGCAGGCTCTGACCTTCCTCGGCCGGGAGGAGGAGGTGGCGCGTCTCCGCTTCCAGATCGACCAGGCGGGCCTGCTGGTCGCCATCGCCGAGCTGGAGCTGGCACAGGAGAAGTACGGGCTGGAGCTGGCGATCTTCGACCAGCTCGGCGGACTGGCGGCGGAGATCGCGGCGCTGGAGTTCGATCCAAGCCTGCTGAGCCCGCCGACCGCGTCCCCGCCGCCGGCCTTCAACCGCCTCGACTCCGCCGCCAGCGATGCCGCCCGGGCGCTGGAAGAGATGCAGCGCCGCCTCGAGCGGGCCAACGAGTCGCTACGCGACCTGGTGGACGACCTGTCCCTCGGCGAGGTGGGCGCCGCGGTTTCCCCACAGCAGGCGCTGGCCTTCGCCGAGTCGCGCTATCGCGACACGCTGGCACGCGCCCAGGCCGGCGACCTGGAAGCCCGGGAAGCTCTGTCGGGGGTGGCGCGCGACTTTCTCGACGTTCTGGGCGACTACTCGCCGGAGCTGCTGGCCTTGGAATCGCCGCGCATCCTCGCCGAGATCCAGCGACTTCTCGGGCTCGGCGGCGCGCCGCCCTCCGCCCTCGCCCCAAGCCGCGTGCTCGACGGTGGCAACCGCTTCGGCGGTGGGCCGGCGGTCGGGGCGGCCGCGGCGGCGCCGGTGATCGCCGGCCAGCAGCCGGCGGCTGGGCTGGTGGACTTGGGCATCGTCGCCTCGGCCCAGCTCCACACCCAGCGCGCCATCAAGGCCAGCATCGACAACCTCGCCGAACAGCAGCGCCGCGCGATCGACCAGAACGCCCGCTTCCTCGCCGAGGCACACGCCGAGTACGGGGCGAGAGCATCATGATCGGCGCCGGCATCGCCGAGGTCCCCTACGCCGGCGGGGTGGGCGACCTCGACCCGTTCTCGGTAGCCGACCCTCTCCCGGGGCTGCTGCAGGATCCGTCTGTTCCACGCATCTACCTGTTCCGATCGGGTGCGTCGGCGGTCGACGTCGATCCGCTCGACGTCGCCAGCGAGTCGGTGTTCACCGACGGCCGGCAGTTTGAGTCGGCGTTGCCGTCGCCCTACTCGTTCGGCGTGGCCCTGCAGGCGCCGGAGTTTGCGGGACTTGCCCGCACCCGCCCCTCGAACGTCGTGGTCAAGAACCCCGTCGGGCAGTACGACGCTCATGCCGGGATCGAGTGGCTAGGCGCTTCCGCAGAGATCTACCTCGGACCGCGGGGCACGCGCGGGCAGCAGGACATCGCGCGCTTCACCCGCATCCTGAACGGGGTGAGCAAGGAAATCGTCTTCGATCCCGACACCATCACCGTCATCCTGCGCGACCAGGCGTTCGCCATGGGGAAGCGGTTCGCCGAAGAGCTGTTCATGGGGACGGGGGCGTGCCTGCGCTTCGACGGCTCAGGCGATCGGGTCGACTACGGCGATGTGCTGGACAAGGGGGCGGGCGACTCGTTCACCGCGGAGATCCTGGTGCGGATGACCAGCACCGGCGGGTTCAAGACGTTGATGGGGAAGAAGCTGTCCGGCGCGAGCGCCGGATGGCTGTGCTTCACCGATACCGCGAACGGAATCTCCTGTCAGGTCGGCGACGGTGCTACTGCCGCGACCGCTTTCTTTTCCGACGCCGCCATCTGGGACGGCAAGTGGCACCGCATCGCGATGGTGGTCGACCGCGCACTGCAGGTGGTGCGCTCATACGCCGACGGCGAGCTGCGGGCGACGTCCTCCTCCATCGCTGCCATCGGCACACTGGCGAACGCGGAATCGTTGCGCGTGGGCGCTCGCGGAGACGGCGGAGTCGTGATGGACGGCGACCTCGACGATTTTAGAATGTGGAACGCCGTTCGCGGTCAGATCGCCATCGCAGACGATGCCTTCGGCGAGCTTGAGGGTTCGGAGGGAGGGCTCGACCTCTATAGCAAGTACAACGAGGGTTCCGGGGGCTCAGCTCTCGATTCCAGCGGCAACGGACTCACCGGTACGATCACTGGAGCGACGTGGATCGGATCGTTGGAGGGCGACGCCGCAACCGCCGGGCGAGTGAAGCCCGACGCCTACGGACTGCGCCGGCAGGTCGGCCCGGTCCTGGTCGATCCGCAGCGCGGCATCTGGCAGGTGCACACCCGTTCGTGCGAGGCGATCGACGCCGTCAGGGTCAACGGCGACGACTTCACGCTCGGCTCAGATGTCGCCGACATCTTCGACGGCGGTCTGCCGTCGGCCGGCACCTACAACGTAGCGCGTACCGCCGTCGGCACCTACATCCGCATGAACGTCAGCGGAACCGAGCACGAGGGGCGGATCACCTGTGACGTTCGCGGCGACAACTCCGGCACGCTGGGCTATCAGGACACGGTGTCCGGCATCGCCCGCAAGATCCTGACCGAACGTTGCGGCTACACCGGGCTCGACGATCTGGTGCTGACGACCTTCAACGCGCTTGAGACAGCGCAGCCGGCGGTGGTTGGCTACTACTTCGACGAAGAGGCCAGCCGCGCCGAGATCCTGCATAGAGTGATGGCGGGCGCGATGTGCTGGGCGGTGATGAACAGAGCCTCCGCTTGGGAGGTCGGCCGCATCGGCGACCCCGACGGGCTGACCCCAACGGTTACATTCGACGTTGACAGCGACAACGTCGAGTCGCTGCCGTCGACGCCGATCTCCGTGCTACCCAGAGAGGTCAGGGTCTCGTATCGTCCCTACCATCAGACGCTCGACCCCGAACAGGTGGCAACCGGCGTTGATGCCGCCGTGCGCGACGACTTCGGCAAGGACATCCGCTGGGGATCGCGTCGCGCCTCCAACTTTTTCGACCTGCCGGACGATGCCGCCGTCCTGGAGATCCACTCCGCTTTCGATACCAAGGCCGACGCCCGCGCTGAGGCGCAGCGCATTCTGGACTGGCTGGCGCTCAAGCCCCGCCTCTATCCGCTGCGCCTCAAGCAGGGGGCGCTGGCGCACTACGTCGGCACGCTGTCCAGCCTGGTCTGGAGCCGATACGGTCTATCGGCGGGAAAATCCTGCTGGGTGGTCGCTGTCGATGAAACCGGCGGGACGAACGCCGAGGCCGACACCGTCGAGGTAACGCTCTGTGGGTAACTCTTTCGTCCTCTCGCCCCGCGGCAGCGACTCCGCCACGATCTCGGCGAGCGATAACGCCGCCGGGACCTCCGCGACCAATCTACTGCTCCCGCGGCCGTCGCAGCTCTGGCAAAGCCAGGTGGATAACCCTGCAGTGCTGGTCGACCTCGGCAGCGCGAAGCCGGTGGACACCCTCTTGATCGGCTACCTGAACGGGGTGAGCGGCGACGTCTTCCGCCTCCGCGGCGCCGACACCGAAGCCAACCTCACCGCGGCGCCGACCTACGATTCCGACAACGACCACCCGTCGGGGGTCACGGCTTGGCCGACGGGTTCTGATCTTTCGGCCTACGATCTCCATCACCGGCATTTCGAGCTGGATGCTACCTACTACACGTTGCGATGGTGGCGGGTGGACTTCAACTTCGGCGGCAACCCCGACGGCTTCGTCCGCGCTGGTCGCCTGATCCTTGGCGAGCGGGTCGAGCCCGCGCATCCGGTGATCTACCCCGCAGCGCTGACCGCTGCGGAGGCGGTAGCCGAGACGGTGGACTTCGGAGGCGAGGAAAGCCCCCGGCCGCGCGGCACGAAGCGGGCCGTGGGCGCTACCTTCGCATGGGCGACGAAGGCCGAGGCAATCGTCTTCTACCGCATGATGCTGTGGCTCGGCTCGCATCACGACGTCGCGATCGTGCTCGACAAGACCGACGACGTCGCCCACATGGAGGTCACCTACTTGGGCCGGGTCAAAGAGCCTCAGATCATCAACGCAACATCATTCAACCGCTGGGCGGTAACGTTCGAGGTGTCGGAGTTGGGGCCGATCCCCATGGCCGACTAGGAGGATAGATGGCGCTACGATTACCCGCTCGCACTCGTTCCGCTACCGCTACCGCAGGCTCCGGCACCTACACGCTGACCGAGCCGACTTCCGACGGCTGGCGCAACCTCACACAGGCGGTCGCGGACGGCGACTTGGCCGACGCCGACCAGGTGGCCTACTGCGTCGTGGACACCACGGTGGTCGGAGACGTCGTCCTCGAGATCGGGCTGGGCACCTGGGACAACACCGCCAAGACGCTGACCCGCGACACCGTCCACCAACCGAACGCTACGGCCGTGAGCTGGGGCGCCGGGACCCGGGACGTCCTGGTGATCGACCCCGTCATGCTGGCGGTTCTGACGCTTGGCGATCAGACTGTCGCCGGGGTGAAGACGTTTACCTCAGTGGTGCGCGCTCAGCTCGCCGGGACGCCGTTCGGGGCCGACAGCTCGACGCCACTGGTCGTCCAGAACAGCGGGACCGCGGGCGCGACTTGCCGGGCAGCGATCATCGCCGGAAACACCGGGGTCTCAGACCTCGACTTCGGCGACACCGACAATCAGTACGCCGCACGGATCTTCTTCACGCACTCGACGGAGGTGCTGTCGTTCCTGACGGCGGGGTCGGTCAGGGCGTCGCTCAGCTCGGCGGGGCTCAAGGATGCGGCCGGGAATCCGTACATCGCGCTGCCGGTCGGCGGTCGCATCCTGTGGGGAACGAACTCGATCCCGCCAGGATGGGCGATCGTCGCGGCGCTCGCGGAAAAGATCATCCTCACCACCTCAACGGCTTCCGAGATCGACGATACCGGCGGGAGCTGGTCGGTCTCGGGCGTGACGATCGGGAACACCGCCCTCAGCATCGCTCAGATGCCTGCGCACACTCACGCGCCGGCAGCCGGCGGTTCGTTCCTTACGACGTCCGGCGCGATCGACATGCACACCGCTGGCACCCAGAAGGTGGGGAACGACGCGGCCACCGCGAGCACCGGCAGCGGCAGCGCCCACACTCACACCTTCGCTCAGGACGGCACTTGGAGGCCCGCCTACTACAAGGCCGGGTGGATCCAGAAGAGCTGAGGAGGCCCATGAACGTCTGCGCAACCTGTCCCGCCCGGCTGACCGCCGACGCGCTCGACCTACAGGCCGACTTCGCCGAAGATGTGGGGGCGGCCGCGAGCGCCGGGCGCATGCGAGCACGCGCCGCCGAGATCAGGGCGGAGAGGTGCACCTGGCTGTGGGAGATCAAGGAAGAGAACGAGGACACCGGCCAGACGAGGACCGTGTTCGGGTGCGGTCGCGCCTACCTGCCGAAGTTCCTCCGCTCCTACGGAATGGATCTCGCCCGCTCGGCGAACGTGGTCCGAGAGGATCACCAGGAGATCGCGCGGGCGGTGGTGACGCTGTCAGGGGCGATGCCCCGGCGCCTACAGGTGCTCGACGCCGGGGCGGTGGGGCTACTCGCAGGCGACGCTGACGAAGTGCCCGGGGGAGGTGACCCGGTTGATCAGGTGGCCGCCGTCGAACACGGCCACGCCCGTAACCTCGACGCACCCCCCGGCCTCCACCGTGGGGAATCCGTCAACCGTGACCTCGACTCCTGCCACCGTGACCGACCCGGCGGCGCCGCCATCTTCGATGGCGAACCCGTTGACCCGGCCTTCCAGGTAGAACTCCCCGAAGGTTATACCGGCCGGGGTGGGCGGCGGCGCCTTGGCGACGTCGATCGACCCGTCCGCGCTGAGCGATCCGATGGGGGCGAAGAAGCCCGCCGAGATGGCGAGTAGCAGAGCAACCATGGCAGTACGCATGACGATCTCCCTCAGTCAGAACCCCCGCCCGGCCGCCCGCAAGCGGTTGTCGAGGCCGCTGCGCGCGAGCGGCCGGGCGGGAGAGGTTGTTGGGTTGAGCATCGCAGCGGCCTCGACAGCCCGAGTGTAGACCATGCGCATCCGCGAGTCAAGGTCCGCGCTGAAATCCCGTAACGGTCCGAGAGGGACCGCCGCTCTGCGAGGATTGACGACCGTGAGAATTGCTGCAGCGGTAGCGCTGCTCCTACTCGTTTCCGGCTCGGCCTCCGGGCAGATCCGCCACCCTCCGCGCTGGCCGGTGGACGGGCTTGGCGCCTGCGAGGCCAGCGGCACCTTCGGCCCACGGTTCGCCATCGCCACCGACGGGCTGACCACCGTCGACTGCACCGTCGGCGGCGGCGCGACCCCGGCGCCGTGCTGGTGCGACGGGACTGCCTGGGTGCCGCTGCTCGCGGCCGGCGGAACCGACGATCAGGTCGCCGCCGAGGTGCCGTTCACCCCAGCCGGCGGGGTAGCCGCCGCGGACGTTCAGGCGGCGATCGAGGAGGTGGACGCCGAGCACACCACCGACACCGGCCCCTCCCCAGACTGCGCCGGGACCTCGACCTACCAGGACGGCGAGGGCGGCTGCGACACCGTGGGCGGAGACCTCAGCGGCGGGCTCGACGTGCTGTCTCTGGCAGCCGACTCCGTGGGGCTGGATGAGCTGGCGGCCTGCGCCGGGCCTGACGAGATCGTCGAGTACGGGGCGAGCGGCGTACCGAGCTGCATCGCGACGCCGAGCGGCGGTGGCGGCATCGGCGGCTCGACCGGGGCGGTCGACAACGCCCTGCTGCTCGCCGACGGAGCCGGCGGGGCGCTGCTGAAGTCCGCGGGGGCGGACTTCACCTTCACCGACTCCCGCAACCGCATATTCCTCCAAGGGGACGGCACCTGGCCGCCCGACATTCAGATCTATCAATCCGCCGCGAGCACCGGGCTCAAGCGCTGGACGATACGCAACACGGGCGGGTCGGGCAACGCGGTGCTGGAGTTCGGCATCTTGAACGATGGCGAAACTGCCTGGACGGTGCAGAGGCTCTTTCGCCTGCGTGTAGACGCGAACGGCAGATATGTTGACTTTGGAGCCGGCAGCACCGGCGCCGCCATCCTTCGGCCTGGAACCATCGCCACCGCACCCGCGGCATGTGCGAACGGCGACCAATACACCGACACCTCCGGCGCTTTCTGCATCTGTTGGTCGGCCGCCTGGGTGATGGTAAACGATCTATCCGGTACAGGGAGCTGTGCATGATGAATCGTCGTTTCGCCTTCGCTTGGTTGGCCTTCTTGCTAGCCGCGCCCGCCGCCTCTCAGGTCGCCCCCGTCGAGCTGAGTCACGGCGAGCAGATCTCGATCTCCTGTGCCGAGGCTCCCGAGTGCCCGCCGCCCCCGACCTGCGAGGACCCGCCGCCGACAAGCGGCCCGCCCCTCGCCGGACTGGAGGCGCACTGGCGGTGGGACGTTGCCCACGCCGTCGAGCCTGGCATCGAGCCGCCGGTGCAGATCGGCGAGATGGGCGACCCACCTCCGCCGGGCTCTTGGGTGCACCACCTCCTCGCTCTCTCGGGCACCACCAGGGAAGCCACCGAGCCAACCGTCGAATGGGGTCCGCTCGCCGAGATCGACGGCATCATGTTTGACGGCAACGATCAGCTCGTCTTCCAGAACTGCACCGTCTGCAACCCCGGCCCGTGCGTCTGCGAGCAGAATCCGTGGTCGGTCGGAGCCTCCGACCCGTGGGCATTCGTGCTCGCCGGCTACGTCCACACGCCGGGCAAGATCATCGGCTATGCGAACCCCGCGGCGATGCCGAGCTACATCACCGTCTCTAGCTCCGGCGCCTGGCAGATCCGCGTCGGCAGTCCCGGGAAGGTGACGTTCGGCAACGTCCCGCTCAATACCCGCATGGCGGCCGTGGTCGAGCGGCGCCTAGATGCATCCCTGCGGATGTGGCGCCGCCTCCCGTGCTCGCCGTGGGAGGAGTTCGACATCGGCGCCATTGCCCCGCCCAGCGGTCCAGAATTCGGGTGCCTGAGCTGCTACCACGTCAACGGCACCGGGACGGATCTGGAGTACCCCGGCACCATTTTCTTCCGCGAGGGCATGTTCTACCGCCACGCCTTCGACGCGACCACTCGCGCCGGGCTGTTCGCCTACCTCGACCGCCCGGTAGCAGAGGGCGGACACCGCGAGTGGATTGACGCGGGGTGCGGTGGCTGACCTGAGCGCTGCGAGCCCGTGCTGAAATCCCATAACCCTCGTGCTCCCCAACAGATCTGCCACTATTCCGGGGTCATGCGTCTCTCCTCCATCGGCGGGCCGCTCCTGTACCCTCCAGGGGCGGCCCGCACTCTTTTCAGGTAGTCTAGGCGCCGTGGATCCCTCGGTCATCGCCGCGCTCTCCGGTGCCCCGGCATCGCTGGTGCTGGCCTACTTCATCATCGCGCAGCAGCGCGATCGAAAGATGGAGCGCCGCGACTATCTTCGTTCGATGGCGGCCGACCGCCACGCGATCGAGGGACTCAGCATCACGATCCAGCGCCAAAGCGCCCTGTTGCTCACGGCGGTGGAGTACATCGCCCCCGGGCGAGGGGAGGCCATTCAGAGGCGCGTGACCGAGCTATTCCAGCAGCCAACCGCCCCGCCGTACGACCATGAGCAAGGGGAGGATTCGTAGTGCGCCCTCGCCCGCGATGGTTCGACGTCGCGGTATGCCTGATTCTTATAGTCGGTGCTGCATGCCTTTACTTCGCCGTACGGGGATTGCAGGAAGAAAACGAGCAGCTCAAGGACGCGCTCACCGCCGAGCTGCGCGAGTGCGCCCGCGTGCTGACCGAGCACCGGGCAGAGGAGCGCGACCGAGATTTCAAGATGACCACCGCCGTCCAACTGGAAGGCGTGCACACCCGCAAGCGGGTTGAGGAGATCTGCCGACCATGAGCAATAAGCTGGCTTCCGCCGTCACCGCCTACACGCCGCAACTCCCGATCTCCGCCGAGCAGGCAGATGAGATCCGCGCCCTGGTCGACGAAGTGCTGCAGGACCTCTCCGAGCAGGTCGACCAGAAGCTCCAGGCCTTCGACGCCGAGACGCTGGGGTCGAAGGAAGAGGAAGTGATCATCATCTTGCGGCCGCCCCCGTAGGCAGGAACGCCTCGACCTGATCGACAAAGGTTTCCGATCGCACCGCCTTGTCGATCCGGCCGGCGAAGCCGGCGGCCAGGATCTCCCCGGGGTAGGCGGTGAAGGCAACCGCTCGTGTTCCCGCCGGCATGCGGCGCATCGTCTCGTACCCGTCGATCCCGCCAGGCAGGTTGAGATCGATCAATACGAGATCGGGCTTTTCCCTGGCAGCGATGGCGAGGCCATCCTCTCCTCGCGCGCAGAGGAGTACTCGGTGTCCCGCTCGCGCGAGCAGGTATCGGGATAGCTCCCGCATGTGCGGGTGATCATCGATCATCAGGATCGTCGCCATGGAAATCACTCTAGCGCAGGCGGTGGCGGTGGCTGGCGTGCTGGCGACCCTCTCCGGGGCAGCAATTGCCGTATGGCGTGCCCGCGCCGATCTGGCGAAGCTGCGTCGCGATGCCGGTGCTGACTCCGCCGTCGAGATCGACCGCGAGCGTCAGCGCCGCCGGGATGCGCACGTGGCTGAGGATACCGCTATCTCCGCGCTGGAGGTGAAGTCGATGGAGTTGGAAGCCGCGCTCGAAACGATCCATGGGCTTCAGCGTGACCTCGGCTGGTACGCCAGCGAGTACCCCCTGCTCAAGGCGGCGGAGCTGCTGGCGCGCAACGCCGCGCCCGTGGCCGCGCTCTTGGACGGGCTGCCCGTACCGTGGGCGATCACCGGATCCTCGGGGAACGGCTCGTTACTGTGGGTGAACCAGTCTTTCTGCGACGTCCTCGGCTGGACGCGGGAGGAGATCGTCAGCATGGGCTGGCGCAGACTCTGCCACCCCGAGGACTTCCAGCGGACCCAGGCGGCCGAGGGTGGGACGTGGTCCTCGCCGGTGGACAGCTTCCCGAATCGCTTCCGCTGCAAGGATGGCGGCTACCGGCGTCTGCGGTGGTATGCGATTGCCTACGATGCCGGTACTTCACTCGCCTGGGTGCGCGACGACGGGGCGGCTCCGGACTGACCTGCTGGGCTGGTGCCACTGATACCGGTAGTGATAGGATCGCCGCCGCACCGAAGGCGCAGCCAGGATCACGCATGCCCACCCGCGAGCCGAGATCATGCCCCCGCTGCGCCCCTACCTGCTGCGCGTCGACTACCGCTTCGGCGCACTCGACGATCCCGACGCCCGGGCTCGTGTCGCCGGCGTAGTCGAGCAGGCCCTCCGCGGCATCGGCGTCCGCGACAGCGAGACGGCGGTCAAGCTGCAGCATCTACCGGAGGGGGCTACTCCGCGGCGGGTGGTGCTGGCTCGCTGACTGAAATCTCGTAAGCCCCCGCGCGGCCTCTCCCACGTGCCACAGTGGGGTACATGCCGCGACGCCGCGATCTGACCGCCCGCATCAACATTCGCATCCACGAGGATCTGGCCGACTCGCTCAAGCAGCTCGCGGCCAAGGACGGGCGGCGCCTGAGCGATCAGGTGCGCTGGATCCTCCGTGGTGCAGTCGAGCGCAGCGAGCCCGGCGGACGGCACTGCCGGGCCGCTGCGGGGAGGGTGAAGCGGTGAGCGAACCGGTGGCCGAGCGTTGGTGGGCGATCAAGGACCGAAACGGATACTTGCGGGATCCCGGGCGTACTCGCAGGGAGGTTGTCAGAGCGCACTGCAAGGCGCTCGGTCAGACGTGGGACGAGTGTCGGCGTGCGGGCGACCGGGCCGTCAAGGTCGAGATCAGGGAGCTGCCGTGACCGACCGCCGGGCCGCTACGGGGAGGAAGCGATGATCTACCTGCCGGTGGCTGTGCTCGCGATAGCCCTGGTGCTGATCGGAGCCGGCGCGCTCATGACGACGCGCGCACTCAGGCGGCGGATCGAGGTGCTGGAAGAGACCCTCCGCCAGAACGGGATCTACCTGTGACCGACCGCAAGGCCGACCACCCCACCCCCGCTGCCTACCAGGCCGCCGCCTGGCTCCTGATGTGCGAGCCCGCGGCGATCCAGGCCGTTGCCGAAGTCGAAACCAGGCGGGAGGGCGCCTTCCTCGACTCGGGCGAGCCGACCATCCTGTTCGAGCGCCATGTCTTCCACGAGCTGACCCGCGGTCGCTTCGCCGGTGCCCGGGTGCCCGGCGCGCCAGCAGCGTGGTCGCTGATCTCCAACCCGATCCCGGGGGGCTACGGGCCGACCTCTGCGCAGCATCGGCGACTCCAAGCGGCCGTGGCGCTCGACCGAGACGCGGCGCTCCGCTCCGCCTCGTGGGGTCTGTATCAGCAGCTCGGCCGCGATCAGCAGTACTCGCCGAGCCTCCAGCGCTTCATCACCGCGATGTACCGCGGGGTGGACGATCACCTGCGGGCGTTCGTGATGTTCATCCGGGCGAGCGAGCGGCTGGTCGACGCGCTGCGGGGGCTCGATTGGCCGACCTTCGCTCGCTGGTACAACGGCCCCGGTCACGCTCGGCACGACTACGCGGGGCGGATGGCTGCGGCGTACGAGCGGGCCGCTGAGGAGTTGAGGCTGTGACCCGCCGCCCCACCCTCCCGCTCGCCGCCCGCGTCGCCCGGGACGTGATGGGGTGGAGCACCTGCAAAGAGGCCGACTGCTCTGGCTGCGGCAATCCCGTCTACCTCGATCCGGACGGCTGGCATGTCCGGGCGCCGAGCGGCGGGGCTTGGCACCCGCTCGACAACTCAGGCGATCTCATGGACGTGATCGGGGCGATGCGCGAGCGGGGCAAAGAACTCTCTATCTCGCTCGACAGCAAAGACGCCGCCGAGCCGGTGGTCTACGTGGAGTTCGGGCATGCCAGGAAACTCGACGGTTTCGCGGAGCAGAGCATCGTCCGCGGCGACTGGCGCGGCGCCCTCGCCAAAGCGGTCTGCCGGGCGGCACTGGAGGCGGTGCGCTGATGCCCTGGTCTACACCGCCCCCGGTGCCGCCCGGCATGCTGCGGAGCGGGGTGATCGAGGCGGCCGTCGTGCGTCTCGAGCGCCGCCCGCACGGGATCGCGGTCTACGGCCCGGTCCGGGTCTCCGACCTGTCGAACCTTTCCCGCGGCTGGCAGGCCGAGGGCTACACCATCGCCGACGCTGACGTCGCCGCCCACCTCGGCGCGACGCTGGCCGTCACGACTGCCGAGGGGTCGCGGGCTTGGCGAGAGGAGCTGGGTCTGTGAGCGCCGACCTGGTCGTCACGGTCCCCGCCCGCCTGTGGGCCGCCTGGATCGCCGAGGGTGATCTGCCCGGCGATCGGTGGTCGGGCGACTACTGGTCGTTCTACCTCGGCAGCGCGATCCCGTCGCGGGTTGGGTTGACCGGGGCAAAGCGGTGCGGCGGGGCCTTCGCCCCGGCGCGTGACGATCTGCTTGACGACAACTCCCCCGGCACCGAGCTGGTCTGGTCGCGCCGCGATTCGGAGAGCATGTGGCACCTCGCTGACCCCGATCAGCGCGTCTACGTGGTTGCCCTCGGCAAACTCCGAGGCTACGCCCCGCTGTACGCGGTTCAGACCGATGAGACCGAGCGCGAGCTACAGGCATTCATCCGCCGCGGCGGGGCGGTAGCCGTCACCGTCGACCAGGCGATCCGAGGATTCCGCGGCTGGCGCTATCGCTGGTGGGAGCGGAATGCGGAGCGGGCGTTCCCGGACTGGCAGACGGCGGGGGTGAAGCCGTGACCGGCTGGGGCGTCCGCGACCCGGAGGGGCGGCTGCTGCCGGTGGCGAGCGGCGACAAGTACGGCGCGCGGAGGCTCGCCTGCACCCGGATGGGGGCCGACTGGTCGACCCTGGAGGGCGAGGGCTTTCGCGTGGTGCGGGTGGAGAGGGCGCGGAGGGCAAGCAGGTGAGCATCACCTACCGAGAGACCAACGGCAAGGTCGAAGAAATCGAGGACCGCGGCCCGGGGCGGAAGCTGGTCGCGCTCGACTGCCCGTTCTGCGGAAATGAGGTGGTCGGCTTCCTCTGGTCGATCGCTGGCGTCGGGAAGCGCTGCGCGTGCGGTGCGGTAGTCGGCCTCCGTGGCGCCCGGAAAGTGGCGGCCGCCCTGCTGCTCGCCCTCGCCTCCCCGCTCGCCGCTCAGGAGCCCGAGCCCCCGGCGCCCTCGCTCGCGGACTACATTGCCCCCGCGGCTTGGTGCCCTCTGCGCTCCGGCTCCGAGCCCGACGGATTCGGCTGTGACGGCGGGCTGGCCGTCTCTCTGATCGACCGGAGCATCGGGGAGCACTACACCGCCGTCGGGGTGGCCTTCGTCGGGGCGGAGACGGTGGGGCTGGGGGTGGCCTGGTGCAGGGGGAGGCTGTGCGCCGGCGCGGGGGTGGCGGCTACGCGAGACGACTTCGGGATTGGCCTTGACTCGGCGTCGCCGGTGATCGGAGCCACGTTCTCACTTGGAGGGCTGAGGGAATGACCTTCGCGAGCACAGACGATCCGTACCGCGACCGCAAGAAGTATCACCGGGCGGCGCTCTGGGGTCCTGGCGGCAGGGTCTCTGCGCTTTGCTTCAAGCGTCCGCGAGCGATCAACCTCGAGCATGCCCTGTGGACGATCTGCGACGAGGCCGTGACCTGCAAGGCGTGCCGGCGGGAGATGAAGCGGCGTGGGGTCGCGACGGAGGTGCCCGATGCCGAATAGCAAGCCGTCCATCCCCGTCCTCGCCGCCGACTACGGCTCGCTGGCCATGCGCATCGCCTACATGGCCCTGCGCGCCGAGCATATCGGGGCGCACTCGACCGCCGAGAAGCTGGTCGAGGCGATCCCCTCGCTGATCAACAACCTCGGAGAGCGTGCCGCCGCCGAGCTGGCCGAGACGCAGATGGAGCTGTCGAAAGCTCTGGCGGAGGTGCCCGATGGGGAGTAGGAAGCAGCCGCCCCTCCGCGACTTCGTCTTCGCCTGCCCCGCCTGCGGTCATCCGGGAGCGCAGACGGTAGATCCCGATGTGGATATCCACGCCGGCGCCTCCTACACCTGCGATCGGTGTGGGGCGGACGTTCACTTCGAGGCGTTGACGCGGGCGGAGTACCTTGCTGTACTGACCGAACTGAAAGGAGAGACCTGAATGGACAAGCCGAAGCCTCCCGAGAACAGATACGTCCGCGACCCCGGCTGCTGCATCCTGCTGGCCCTTGCCCTGGCTGGGGTGCTGGCCGTCGCCTGTGCCCCGCCGCCGGCCGACCCGCCCGCCATCGAGGCCGCCGCCCCGCCGATGCCCCTCCCGGCCGCCTGCCTGGTCACGCTCCAGGGCGCCGAGGTCGCACACGCGCGCGCCGAGTTGGTGCTGAGGGTCGGAGAGTCGCGGGTGGTCAACCTCGGCACTACGGCTGTCGAAGTCGGCGTGACGCAGATCATCGACGCCCGGGCGCTACCGCCCGACGCGACCGTCTCCGGGCGGGCCGAGGATGGCCCGGACCGGCCCTCGCCGCCAGCCCCGGACCCGATCCCGGGGGATCCGCCGGTAGAGGAGCCGGGGCCGTGAAGATCGAGAAGACGCGGAAGGAAGTGGCCGCCGAGCTGTGGGCCCTGGCGGCGCTGGAAGACGACGCCCGGGCCGCTACGGGCGTCGATGGTCGTTGCATGGCCTGCGGCGCCGACATTGGACACGGGCTCGCACACCTGGATTCATGCGGGTATTCGGTGCTCGCCGCCCCGCCGCCAGACCTCGCCCCGCTGCGCGAGCTGGTGGCGGCCATCAGGGAGGTCACGCGGGATGCCGACTACCCGGATGAGCGACTCCGGGACCCGTACAACGCCCTGCTCGCCGCCTATCCCTGCCTCGGAGAGGAGTGAGCCCGTGAAACCGATCCACTTTCCAGAAGCCAACTCGACCCTGCCCGGCGGCCCGGCGGCTCGCTACGTCACGGCCTTCGACGTAGGCGACCTGCCGGTGCATCGGTCCGGGGGCAAGGTCATCTCGTGCTGGAAGGCTGTTCACTTCCGCGAGCGGCTGCGCATCCTGTTCACCGGTCGCGTCTGGCTGTGGGTGGCGACGCCCACGACTCACGCGCCTGTCTACGTGGGCGGAGACTTTCCGTTTGAGCGACAGGCCCGCGGCTCTGGTTCATTGAACGAGATTCCCACAGAGGAGTGACCGCAATGACAAAGGAAGAGCTGGCCGCGCTCCTGAATGGGCGCGAGTACCTACAGGAGATCTCAAAAGAGGAGGCGGCGCAGGCCGCTGAGTCCGGCCTGGTCGTGATCTACGGCGCCTCTGACGACCTGGTAGAGCTGGAAGGCGCGATCTACGACGAAGCAGGCTGCTTCGACGGCGGAACGATCTACCTCGACGCCAAGGGTCTGATCCCGGGCGAGCGCGACGACGACTGGGATGACGAGGAGATGGCCGACTACTTCGCCCGCAAGCCGAAGGCGATCAGGGTGGAGGCAGTGTGGAGCGAGTACGTCCCGCCGTGCTGGACCTACCAAACCGACCGGCCGCATGCCACGTTCGAAATCGTCGAGGACGGCGAGCCCTACTGCCGGGGCATCGTGATCGACCTCAAGGAGTGACCCCAATGGCCGAGACCTACCAACCCCTGGAGATGCGCGACAAGCACGGCGAGCCCCTCGGTCGCTGGCGGATGACCGTCCGCAGTGACGAGGATGACGCCCCGCCGATCGGCCTCTGCTCGTGCGAAGCCGGCCACGGATCGCCGGCGGAGTCGGGGGAATGCCCGGAAGCGAAAGCGGCGATGGCGGGGGTCTTCCCGAAGAGGACCGACCGCGCCGCAGAGATCAAGGCCGCAGAGGCCGAGATCACTGCCGCTCTACACGAGTACGTCGCTCGCGGCAGAAGCTACACCGACACGATCGAGCGGATGCATCGCGCCCTCGACCCCTTCCGCCCACCCAAGCACGGATAGGAGTCCCCATGGAAACCGCAACCCCCTACCTACTGCTCTCCGCCCTACTCGCCGCCGTCGGTGGTCCGCTGCTCACTCAGGCCGGCAAGGAGTGGCGCTGGGTAGATCGCTGGTCGACCGCCATCAACGCCGTGCTCGGCCAGCTCTGCGCCGTGATCGTCTGGGCGGTGTGGGGCGATGGAGACCGGGCGATGCTGGGGAGCCTCTTGATCGTCGCGGCGGGCGGCTCTACCGCGGGCGGAGTTGGCTACACGGCGATCAAGCGGGCCGGGCAGGCGGTCCGGGGCAAGCGGCAGGATCGCGACGCTCAGACCCTCAGCGAGATGCGGAGGATGACGAGGCGCCCGAAACGGCAGTGGCCCAAGCCGCCGCCGGGCGGGACGCCGGGGCTGGTGCTGGCGGTCCTGCTGCTCGCCGCCCCCGCCGCGGCGCAGGACCTCCCCCGTCCCCTCGCCCCCGGCGACCTGGTCTACTACTGCTCTGGCGACTTGCGCTGCAATCCCGGGCGGGTGCGCGATACCCGGAGCGTGCCGGCAGCGCCGTGCGACCCGTGGGCCGACGGAGTGTTCCGCACGGCGACCGAGCGCTGTGGCGATGGCCGCTGCGAGATCCCCGAGACGCCCGAGACGTGCGCCGTGGACTGCGAGGGCAGAACACCTGTGCGCTCCGACCTCGCCTGCTGGCGCCATCGCTACGCCTACCCGAAGCCCTCCGGCTGGGGGCTCGGCAACTGGTGCGGCCAACACGGTGGCGAGTGCCGTGCCGTGGGCGCCGCTTGGCGCGCGCTGGTGGGCGGGACTGGCGTACCGGCGTGCGAGGCCCCGGGGGCTACCGGACGCGCCGCCTGCGACGCCCACGTGACGGCTGGGGCGACCCTCGGCTGCCACATGCTGTCGTGCGGGTGGGCGAGTTGCCCACCCCACGAGGTCAGGACGTGCCCGACGTCAGGGCCGTGCCCGACAGGGTGGACGTGTCCGCCGCTGCTCGACCTGCCGCCCGAGCGCTGGCGGGGAGCTGATGTGCCGGGCGGCGGGATCGTCCAGTACTACCCGACCGCCGACCCGCGAGCGGTGTGCTCCTACTGGTTCTCCCCGCGGGCGCTCTACGTCAACACCGCGCGGCCCGCCTGCTTCGCTGGCCTACCCGCCGACTGCCAGCGATTCGAGGATCTGCGGCTGGCCTGCTGGGCTCCACCCGAGCCCCCGCCTCCGCTCTGCGGCGACGGCACCTGCGAACCCAGCGAGGTGTGCCCGGCGGACTGCACGCCGGCTCCCGATCCGACGTGCCCCCCTTGCCCACCGGTGGATCCCGTAGCAGAAGCCCTACTCGAGGCGGTGCGGGCGGTGCCCGGGGTGTGCCCATGAACCTCGTGGAAGCCCTGCAAGAGGAGAACCGCAAGAGCCGGCAGTTCCTGGTGGAGCTGGATGAGGCCGAGAAGATCCTGCCGGGTCCGGGGTGCGCCATCTCCCGCGCCGTCACCTCGGCCCTGATCCGCCAGACCGAGGACGCCATCGCCTCCGGAGACGTCCTGCAGATGCTCGCGGCGGCCAAGGCGCACGGATTGGGAGAGGAGGTGTGCGAGTGACCGCTCCCGCCCTGCCGGCGGCGCTGGTCGCGGCTGTGGAGACCGAGCCCGAGCTGCCCGGCGACATGCCGGAGGACTTCAGGCACTACAGCACGATGGACGTAGCGCGGGCTGCGGTCAAGGTAACGAAGCGCAACGTCCTCAGCGCCATGGAGGCCGCGTGGCCCGCCGTCCTCGCCGGCGTCGAGCTGGCCGCAGCGGCGAGCGAGCTGCGGCTGCGGGGGGCTCTGGGGGAGGTCAGCAAGCATTTGGAGGCGGCCATCGCGCTGCCCCGCGGTGACGACCGGGAGCACATGTACGACACAGCGCGCGCCATCGTGCGCCTTTGGCGTCGCCCCGACCTGGCCGCCCCGCCCTCCCGCGCAGCAGAGGCGCTGGCCGAGCTGCTGGCCCTGCCGGGGCGGCTGGAACGGAGGGCGGCCGAGTTCTCGTGGGAGAGCGCCAACACCGTCGGCGGGGATCGAGAGCTGGTAAGGGTCGCCCGCGAGCTGCGCGCCGCCCTCGCCAAGCTCGGAGGGACCACCTGATGGCCAAGGTCCTACTTGACGACGCCCTCGTCCGCTGGCTCAACCGCGGCACCCCGCTCGACGCTGCCGCCATGGCTCAGGCCGCCAAGCACGACGGCGGGCTGACGGGCGAGGGCGAGACGAACCTCCAACACCTCCGGCTCGCCTGCAACCTGGTGGCCGGGAACCGGCTGACCGCGACCGTCGAGGCCCTGGTCGACTTCTACGCGCGCTCGCGGGAGGGTCACCGCGGCGAGTTCGAGGGGCTGTCGGTCGGCTACGGCCACCTTCAGCGGGTGGCGGCACTGGCGGCCTGCGGATGGGCTCGCATGTGGCAACGGGTGCACACGGACTTGCGGAGCGCCGCCCGGGAGTTCCTGCGCTGGGACCTCACCATCGCCGCCCTCTGCTGCTCGGACTCCCGCCCCCGGTGCGTCATGCCGTGCGGGCGGGCGCTCCTACCGCGAGACTCCGACGGGTGGACCGCCGGCGGCGCGATCAACATCGATACCGACTACGCGGTTGCCGTGGCCGCCGGGATGGAATGGCAGCGACAGCCGGGCACCGGACCCCAGTGGATGGAGGCGATGGCCGCCTACCGGGCCGTGGTCGACCGCGACGTGCCGGGGCTGTTCAGCTCGGCCGAGCGGCTTGCCCTCAGCGCCTGGATTCTCGAGGGGGCGCTGTCGCCCGCGCTGGCGAGCCTCATCGAACCGATCAGGTGCATCCAGGGCTTGCACGTGCTGCGCGGGCGGGGGCACATCGCCTGGATGACGGTGATCAGCAGCTACGGCGCCGGCAAGAACCGGACGCAGCCCCTGGTGTCGAGCATCGCCGGCGAGGACCGCTTCATCGTCACCAAGCCCCCGGCGGCCGCCGTGCGCATCGCCCCGGGCTCCTGGTCCGTGCGCGGCGGGGGTAAGTCGCTCGGGACGGCCAACGTCGCCGGCGTGGGCGCGGACTGGACTGAGATCATCATCGACATCGCCGGCGGGCGGATCGTCGGCGAGACGGCCGAGCCCCCGGCACCACCGGTCGAGCCGCCGCCCCTTCCGCCACCGGGAGACCCCGCGCTGCGCCTCGTGCGTGAGCGCCTCGCCGAGCTGCGCGCCACGTGGGACCGGCAGCGGAAGGGGGAGGCGAAGGCGGCGGATACTGAGCGGACGCTGCTGGCGGTCGAGGCGGCGGTCGGTCAGCTCTGAGGGAGCCCGCCGCCCGAGGCTACAGGCGGCTGGGCCGGGGTCACTGCGAGACGGCTTCGACCCGGTACGTCCGCGGCTCGCCTGCGTGTTCCGCCGTCTGCTCGGCGGTCAGCTCCACCCCGCGCAGCTCAGGCGGGATGCTCATCGGGATCTCGACCACCTCGGCGGCCTCGGCGGCCAGCCACAGGGGGAGAACGCCGATGACGCGCTTGCCGCGCACGGCGTCCGGGGTGGCGTGGTCGATCACCTCGCAATCAGCGGGCGCGAGCCCCTCGGCTCGCAGGTACTCGATCAGTCCGTGGTGACGGGTGACGACTACGGTTTCCATGATGGTCTCCTGGAAGACCGCGCCCGGTCGCGAGCACCGGGCGCGGAATAGTGGTCAGAGGTAGCTGCCGACGATCACTCCCGCCACGAAGGCGGCGAGCGCGACCACCGGCCAGAGGTCGGAGAGGGCGGCGGCGGCCTGCTGCCAGAGGGTCACGGCCGGGTCCCCGTCGGGTCGCTGGCAACGATGATGTCCTCGACCAGACTGATCGGGATCTTCCGGCCGTACTCCAGGACGATGTCGATCGGGCCGACGTAGCCGCGGCAACCGAGGGGCGTGCAGTCCTGCCAGTAGTGCCGCAGGCCCTCGAACACGGGTCCTTTGTCGGCGATGTTGACCCGCGGCAAGGTGCCCGACCACACGCCGGGGCAGGCCCTGATCGTGGTCAGGAGCGAGTTCAGCGCCGCCGGGAACGGCGACGGCATGACCTCGCCGAGGGGGGCCTCCCGGTCGATCCGGGACAACGCCCTCTCGAGCGCGACCGGCCCGTCCCCGGAGTAGCCGCCAGCGCCGATGGGCGATCCCTTGTCGTAGTCGGCGAGACTGAGCGGCACGCGGTCACCGCCCTCGCGGAGCAGGCGACTCATCATGTCCGACGCGAGATCGCGATAGCCGTCGGTGGCGAGCCTGATCGCGGCCGGCAGGCTGTCCACGTCCGACCACCGGACCACGCACTCCCCGCGGAGCACGATTGCGGTGGTCTCCGCCCCGCGCGGGCGGAGCAGGTAGACCGACCCGTCGCGGTAGGTTTCCCGCTGACGAGTGACCTCCACCGGCGGCGGCGGAGTATCGCGGAGCTGCTGCGCGAGATCGTCGCGCGCCTGGGTGCCGTGGTGCTCAACCAGCCACCACGCCTGCGCGGCTGAGACGGCGTCGGCCGCCGAGGTCTGCCCGCCGACCACGACGTCGAGGTCGCGCGGGGCCGCGGCGCCGGCCGCGGCACTACCGAAGAGAACTACGAATCCGTTCATGGCTTCCTGCCTCCCTGGGGGACTCTCAACCCCCGGTGCGACCTCGGAGAATTCCGACGGTCGCCCTTCCGGCTGCCGGGTTGGCCGGCCGCCGCATCAAGCACGTTCCGGATCCAGGCCGACAGCGGGACGTCGCCGCGCGCCTTGTCGTACCCGGTGCGCTGCTCCACCGTGACCCGGATCTCTATGCGCTCGGTCCTCATGTCCGTAACTGTACGGAAGTCCGACCGCCTTGTCAAGTCCTAAATCGAGGGCGGGCGCCGCACGCACGGGATCGCGGACGGACTCCGGGGGTCGCCTGCTGGGGGCGTCGAGACCGCCCCTGTCGGCTACCGGGCGCCGCGAGCGCTTCGGCGGCATCCCGCCCTCATTCACAGAGGACACGGGATGGCCGCGGTTTGTTGGCGCGCCACCCTCTCGGCTCCGGCATCCCACCCTCGACCAGGTGCGCAACCACGCCCCGCACCTCGGCCACGGAGCGGCAGACGAAGCGGGGCACGCCCGCCCGCTCGCACCACGCCATCCAATCCCGCTGCGCCGGGGAGAGCCGTCCGCCCTCGACCTTCAGCTCGACCACGGCTGATCCCCCGCCCCACAGCAGAACCAGGTCGGAGACGCCGGCCCGAGCGCCCATGCCCTTGAGAATCGCCGCCTCGATCGGGACGCCCCGGCGGTTGCGCTTCCCGCCCCGTTTGCCGCCCTGGGGAGGGTGAAACCAGGCGACTCCGGATCTGCCGGGCGGGTAGAGGGTCAGCAACTCGGCTACGGCGAGGTGGAGGGACTGCTCGGGGTGGTTCATGCGGCGACACCTTTCCGCCGCAGGGCCTCGGCGATCTCCGGCCACCGCAAATCCGGGGGCAGACCCTCTCGGCCGTAGCGGGCGTGGCCTTCGCCGGCGGTCCACAGGTAGGCGCGGCCGCGGCGTTGCCCGGAGTCGACGATGCAGCCGGTGTCGATCAGGCGGCGGGAGTTGATCCCCATGGCCCCGATCTCGGCGGAGGTCATCGTCTCGCCTGCGCGGAGCTTGAGCATGACCTCCACCGCCGCCACCTTCCACGGGCTGGACGTCTGCGGGGAGGGGACGCCGGCGGGGACGTCCACCACGACCTTCGGCACCCTCGGCGGGGACTGAGGCTGACGGCGCGGGAATTGACCAGCCCCCCAGCGGGCATCGCGGAACCATGCTGCGATCTGCTCGGCGGTGAGACGTCCCCACCCGTCCGGCTCTGAGTAGCGGTCGCCGCTCCGCGTCTGCTCGGCGACCTCGACCGTCATGACGCCGTGGCCGTACCACGTCTCGCGAGCGGCGATGCGGGCCGAGACCACAGCCCGGAAGTGCGGGCCGCTGCGAGGGCGCATGAAGTCTACGACCGGCGGCTCGGGAATTGGGCTAGCCGGGTCCCGCCAGCCGAACTCAAGCTGGTGATCTCGCACCGGCGACCACAGCGTTTGCCGCAGCAGGCTCTCCAGTCCAGCGACCGTCCCGGCGTCGAGCTTGCACTCCACCCCCAGCACGTCGCCCCGTCGGAGGTCCCCGTGCCACGGCGCCTTGACTTCCACCGCCACCGCCAGCAGATCCCAGCCCCCGCACTCGGGGTGGACCTCCCAGCCGAGGGACTCCAGTGCGGCACGGGTGGCGTCCGCGATCTCGGCCTCCGAATCCCATGGGTTGCGGAATCTCACGCCGCCGCCTCCTCTCCGTAGCACTCCGGCAGTCGAGCCCGGATCAGAAAGAGCGGCCCCTTCCGCCACGCGGTCCCTGCCTAAGGTCGGCTAACTCTGCGGGCTTGCCGGTCGACCTCTCGACCATGATCCTGACCGCCGCTTCCATGTACACAAAGTGGGCCTGCTGCACCGTCGAAAAGGTGCCGAGGAAGAAGCCGCGCCCGTTCCGCCAGATGGCAGAAGAAAACCTAGGCGGGGTGGACCCGGCGCGTCTAACCCCAGTCGGCAAAACCCTTCCTTCGGGAGACCGCCGCCCAGCATGATGCCGATACAGGTGAAGTCGGGGCCTTCCGCTACTGTCGTATTTGTACAATCTATTGCCGCACCCGCAGCCGCACGCGATCATAGGGTTAGGCTCGCTGGGCTTACGCTTACTGCACCCTTTCTTTCGGTGAAACATGCGGTGCTCGGCGTCAGACGAGACCACGACAAGATTCTCCGGCCTGTTGTCGACCCTATCGTGATTGATGTGGTGGACTTGTTCTCCGCGCT